CAAAATCTTTTTTTCTCATAAGATTTCCTCCTGTATATCTTTCTGCTTGTATTGATTCTGCATCCATCATGAAATCTGAATCTGGTGTAACCATATTAAAGGTTGACCAATTCTCTAAACCATTTGGTCCATCACCCTCTACATATCCAGATATATAAATAGCTGCAACTGCATTTATAAATGGATTACTTATATTATCTACAAAATCTCTACCATTATCAAATAGTTCTGGAAATATTTTTTTAAATCTATCTTCCCAAAAATCATTTATCTGCCACAATCCATAGTCGACAGAGCCATCACTATTTGGTTTACTTACTCTGTTTTGTGAATAACCTAAACTATAACCACCGTCATGATGTTCAGCTAATGCTACTGCAACTAACTGTTGCATTGCAGATGGATCATCTGTATTTAATACAAACTCTCTTTCATCATTAGGATTATATTCAGATGTAGATAAGTTTTTAGATTTTACATAATTGTCTGCAAATACTAAATAAGAATATAATCTTTCAGGTGTGTATTGTTCTTTATCTGGTTGATCTGGTGCAAATGATAACCCATTAGCCATTATCAACCCTATTATAAATAATCTCACTAACCAATAATATCACTCATCCTGTCAATTGAATAGGTTAAATATGAAAGATTTCTAGCATCTTCATCTGCTTTAGCTTGTGCTTGTATTTCAGGTTGTAATGTCTGTTCTATACGTTCAGCAGTTCTAACTCCTGGACTATCAGGCACTTGTAATTTGCTTTCTGGCATCATTCTTCTTCTTACTAAATCTAAATTTCTATCATACTCAACAGCAGCATTTGCATAGTCTTGTTCTGAATCTTTATAGAAATCCATAAAAGCTGCCATTTCTCCTGTAGTCATATTTGTTCTACCACCTGCTGCACTAATTGCAGTCTGTACTGCTTCTTTAACTGCTAAAGGTCCTGCTGATGGATAAACTAAAGGATATATAATTGGTCTATTTTTATAATCTTCTATTGCTCCTTGTAAGTATGGTCCTACCTTTTCTAACTTATAGTTAGCTTCTGTCATAGCTTCTTTCATTGCTGCTCTTGTTTGCAAACCCCATGTACCTGCTTCTGAATAGTAAGCATCTGGTGATAACATTCCTGCTTGCATTAATTGTAACTGTATAGCTTGTTGTTCATCAGGAGGTAAACTAATCCAATTAATTTTTCCCTCTGCTGGATCTCCAGCAATGTGATCAAATCCTCTATATAAGTTATCTACACCGTAATCACTTACTGTGAATTGTTCTTTAGTATCTTTTGCAAATCCCTCTACAGTAGGTTCTTGTACTTCTGCTTCTATATTTTTAAATATAAAATGATCTGATGGTAAACTTCCAAATACATCTGTATTTCCTATATCTTCAAATAATAATTGTTGTTTATATTGATTAAAACTTTCTGTTCTTTCTGCTTCAGTTGTTCCTGTTAATTGTATAGGAGGTGTGTTTTGACCTATTAGACTTTCTGCTTGTTCTGCTGATAAAAACTCTTGTTTAAAATCTTCAAATTCTCCTGTTATTGGATTTATAGTATATGTCATGTAATAAGTATTACCTGTTGCAACATTAGTTGCTACACCAGATTCATCAACATTATCTTTTAATGAAACGAATGATCCTGGTTTTGGTTTATAAGTGTTTGCATCTTCTGGTTTAATAAATTCTGGATAGTAATATACTTCAGCATCATTAGCACCAAATAATTTAAGTCTTGGTAAAGTATATTGCAATGCTATATTATCTGTTCCACGACTAGAAAATGTTTGTTGGATTGATGGTGAAGTGTAAAATAAAAATCCTGATCCACCTTTTGGTTTAGCTATTATTGCTGCTTTACCTGTTTCGTCAACAAATTCATTAACTTGTTCTTTTAAAAAGTTTCTATAAGTTGATGATTCTTCTGCATTTACAGGACTTACACCAGTAGCTAAATCAACACCACTATTAATTGATTGAACAAAATCTACAGGTAAAGTGTATTTATACCTAGGTCCTGAAAAAGAATAACTTTGATATTCGTTTACAAATTCTGCTTCTCCAGGAATAAAATTTTCTAATACTGATAAAGAATCTTCAACAACTTGAACATTGTCAGCATAAAAAGAATCTAAAGAAGCATTGTTTTCATTGTTATTCATTGCATCATAAACTTCTAAAGTTGTAATTATTTGTGCAATAAATTGAGTATCAGAAATATCTTTAGTAATTAAACTATTCAAATTTGTAATTAAATTGTCATCTATTCGTGAACTACTTGTTAATTGCTCTATTGAACCAGCAGTAGTTTGTGAACCATAAGGCATTTTAATTACACTTCTGTTAGCTAATACTGCTTCTATTAGCGCTTCTTTATATCCATCTTCCATTATGTCTCCATACTATTTGGTAAATACATACCATATTCTGCGTATACATTTTCATCATATATCATATCTTCTAAAAAGTCTTGTCTCTCTGCTATATATGGTAGCAATACTCTTTGTGCAACAAAGTAAAAATCATCATTACGCATAGTTAATCTAGCAATTTCATCTCTTAAAAATTTACGTTCTTTAATATATTTTCTGGAAGATCTCCAACCATCTTGACTATAACCCTCTGCAAATGATTTCTTACTAAACAAATCAAATAAACTTAGAATACGTTTTACATCTTGTCCTACTCTTGTATTAGATAATTTAGGTTCATTTACCCATTTACCTAATTCTTCTACTTGTAATTCTACATTTACAGTTGCAGGTAAACCAACTATAGTTTGGTCATATCCAGGAAACTGTTCTCTAGCATTAATTTGTTGAAGAGATAAGAATCTATTTCTTTTTCTGTTTTGTTGTGGATCATTTATATTAAATATTTCTAATGATTGTACTCTTTGATTCTCCATATAAAACTCACCTAAAGATTGATTTCTTTTAGCTAACCATTCGTCTGCACTAAGTGGTTCTCTTGTTTCATTTATAATTGTATTTATATATGCTTCATAATTAAATGCACCACCTCCACCTTTAGGTATAGCAAATTGTGCTGTAAATCGATAGTCTTTAAATAAATCAGGATTGTTTCTTTCAAACTCTGCTCCCTTTTCATCTACTGGTCTTGGCTCTATAACAATTGATTTAGGTTGTACTATATCTATAGGATTAAAACCAAATCTTTCTATAAAGTGTTTTGTCGCTCCATAGTTATCTCCTGGCGCAAACTCTAATTGATTAGTTCCCTCTATAGTAGGAGGTGTATCTAAAATCTGTCTATAGTAATCTGACAAAGATTGCATTGCCCATACTGTTCCATTATTCTTTGGATCATGTATTTCGTACCTAGCATTTAATCCAGTAGGTCCAATAAATTGTGAAAACGCTTTTACCATTGTTAACCAAGCGCTAGTTGTTTTTGCTCTCTGCATTAACTCTGCTTGTTTTTCTGGTGTACTGTCATCTTCTCCATTTGCTTTTAACAATCTATATACGTCTATTTGTGAATTTATTTGTACACGTTTAATTTCATCTGTAGGTGCGTCTGTACCATCTTCTTGAAAACCTCTAATAGCTCTCCAGGCATTTCTCATCCACGCTGGAATACCTGCTGATCTAATAAAGTCTCCTGCGTTCTGTACGTCAGGTAAACCATAAGGAAAGACAACTTTTTTAAAATTATCAAATGTAGGATTACCTCCAAGAAATGCAGAGAAAGGTATAGCTACCATAGGTCCTACACCTGGTATTACATTTAATGCTAAGTTAAGAGAACTAGCATAACCAGGTAATCTAATGTCTGCTTTCCTATCTTCTCCTAATGCTAGATTACTAACTAACTCACCACTAAATGGATAATAAAATACTTCTTCACCAGTAACATCATCTTGTGCTAAAAATCCCTCTCCCTCTACAGGACTAAATGGATTTTCTTTTCTTGCTGCATTAACTACGTTTTGTCCTTTTCTAATTACTTCTGGATTTTCTGCTATTAGTTTTGCCCAGGTAGTCATAATTTCTTTATATGCTTGTCCGAATGGAAATATAGCACGCATGTTGTAAAAGAATTTATTATTTTTAGATAAGTCATACAGTAAATCTTCTACACCTTGTAATGCAACTGCTTTAGCAACTGTGTCTATTTGGTCAAAAGATGTTGCGTCATTTGTAAAACCTGATGCTTTGTATAATTTATTTCTTTCTCCATAATATTGTTCTTTTCTTCTTTCAAATTTTCTTTCTATGTTCAATTCTAATTTATCTAATCTCTCATTTATTTGTCCTCTAATATTATCTACTTGTGATTTCTTTTTATTTAAAGCTGCTGTGTGATCTTGTAAAACTTCAGTTGCTGCATCTATAAACTTTTGTCCTTTTTCTAATTCTGCTTCAAAAAACTTTACATTTGCTTCTCCTAAATTGTTGGCAATTTCATCTCCTTTTTCATTAAATTCTTTATTTAATTTTTTCCAAGCGCTTTTCTTTTGTGCCTTTGTAGTTTCTAAAAATGCTTCTAATTCAGGAACTGCATCAAAATATCCATCTTTAACATTTTGTCTTAACTCTGCAAGAGTTTCTGAATACAAATTATTCCACTCTGTTTCAGTAATTTTTATATTATCTAAGTCATTAAATAATACTGATAGCTCCATATCCCCAAATTTATCTGATGCACCTCTTTCATATATGTCTCTCAATACTTCATACTCTTGTACATATTCATTAGTTTCAAATTTTGGAGTTTCTCGTGCAACATAATTATCTAATCTATCTTGCATATTTTTTATATTTCTATTTATTCTGCTGATAGAACCTCTAAGACGATTGATGGTAGTAGGCATCTTTGGTTTATTTTTACGAGGAGAGTAAGTCTGTATACCTGCTTTTTTCTTAGCATAGCCCAGTAATTCGTGTTCAAAGTTGTCTGCTGGATAACGAGCTTCCATGTTACTTAATTTGTGTTCACGCTCACTACCAATTATTTTTAATTCTTTTTCACGCAACTCATCTATCTTTTTATCATATTTTATTTTTCTTTGAGGAGATATTTTTCTTGATTTCTTTCCTTGTTTAACAATTAAATCTTCACTTATATCATAATCAGCAAACATACCCAAAGAATATTTTTGACCTTTACCTAACCAATATTTATTACCTTGAAACTCTTCTAGTTCATTTAAGTATTCTCTTTTTATTTTTGTAAATTCTTTTTGTAATTTATTAATGTCTTTTTGAAAATCTACAGATACATTACCTGCTGCTGCATCTATTTCATCTAACTTTTTAATTTCCTTTTTAAACATATCTAAATTAATAGTTGTATCTTGTTTACGTAATTGTTGAGGTGTAAATCTCAATTTTGCCCATAAATTTTCATCTGGAATGTTAGCTCTATTTGCTCCTTTTATATTTACAAATCTACCCTCCGTGTAAATGGTTCCACCATAAAGTAATCTTTGTCTCATACCAGGACTCATAAAAGGCAACATATCATAAACTTGTCTCCAATACAATTGTCTAAATACTGGAGATCTTGATAGTGTATCTGTTTTAGATGCCATAAAGAAATCAAAACCTTTAGCTGTCATCTGATCCCATTTATTAGTTGCATCCATGTATGAGTCAAATGGTGCAGATATATATTGTGGTAAATCCTCAAATACGTCATCTAAGGTTTTAACTAGTGATTTAAAGTTTTCTGCTTTAACGCCTGATTGTTTTTTAAATAATTTACTACCTTTAGATACTAATTCTTTAAATACATCATCTAATTCAACACCATCAACAGTTCCACTTTTAATCATATTAATTAAAGTATCGTTAGCTTTTAATTTAGAACTAATAGTAAATGGATTATCACGTACTAAATTTATTTCATTTATATTATTTATATCTATTAACTTTTCTAACAATGCTCTGTTTTCATTAAAATCTCCGCCAGCAGCACCTACAGCTCTTGCTTCTATTGCTTTAGCAAATGTGTACCTACCACCAACAGAACCTGCGGCTCTTCTAAATTGTGGACCACCTCTGTTATAAGATTTAATTATGTCTTTAGCTGCATCAGAACTACCCTCCATCCATTCTTGCAATCTTTGTTGTTGTTGTGGTTTAGTTAATAGTTCACCTGAATTACTTCTGTATAAAAATTTAAATAAGTCATCATGATGCAATTTAGATATTTCAGATAAATAGTTTCTTAAATACTCGTTGTATTCCCCTGTTCTAACTCCGCTAGATCCTTTTCTTACAATATCTGCTTTGTTTAACACTTTGTATTTAAAAGGTCCAGGTTTTTTTTGTCCTTTACGTTCTCCACCAAATATATAATCGTTATTATTATTTCCTGCAATTCTTGATGCAGCTTGTTGTGCTTCTATAGAATCATCAAACGCATCTCCAAATAAATCATTGTATGTAACACCTTTAGAGTTCCATCTTTTAACTTTTGCTGCATCATCACTATTAGTAATAAATTGTGATACCCACGACATAGGACGGCTAAATATATTATCGTAACCTCTAGCATACATTCTTAATTGCTCTTCACCAACAACACGTACTGTCCATGCACCTCTTAATAAAACTAATGGTTTCCAAACATTTGACATGTAGTAATCTGCAAGTTTTGAACTAACCCCTTGAACTGAATTTTTATCGCCAAGTAATTTGTATAATTTACCTGTGTCTAATGCTTCATCTGGTCCTTTAAATAAATCAGGAACCATAGCACGTAATATACCCATACTGTTAAATGCTTTTGTTAAACCAGCAGCATCAGGTAATGGAATGCTTCTGTTTATAAACTGTGTCATAAGTTGTGGTCCTGGAGTCATTGTTGGTTTGCCATCTATAATTGTTGGTACAAAGTTAGTACCAGTTGCTACCTCTTCTCCAGTTACTGCATTAATCCAAAATTTTCTATACTCTGGTAACTCTTCATCAAATATTCTTGTTATAGCTTCTGCGTCTCTACGATTGACACCAGCACTATCTACTAAATCTTCTACAGACCTAGCTAACATATCTTTAGTTATGTCAAACAAAGCTGCTTCATCTCCATCATCTATTCGTATCATTTGATCTAATATTTCTGATTTATCTTTTGTTGTCATAGTTGTCTGGTCCATCCATAATTTTGATTGATTTAGTGTTTGATCCATTTGATCTACATCTAAAAATCTATAAGGTAAGTCAGATGCGTAAGAAGCAAGTATTCTACCTACTCTTGAATTTTCCATCATACTAGCTTTAATAATTTTTCTTGCTCCAAACAATTTTCCTGCACCCTCTAATCCAGGATCTAATCCTCTACCAATTAATGTTTCTGCTAATCCACCTGCTGCTCTTCCTATGGCACCAACTGTTGGTCTTTCCATTCCAAAACTATCTGGACCTCTAAAAGGATTTCCTAGATATTTATCATTTAAAAGACCACGAATAGCTTTCTTTTTATTTTCTAATGGTCTTTTTGATATTTGTATTTTTCTAAAATCTGCTAATATTTCTTTATCACTAATACCAGATAATGTCATAAATCTATGTGTATTGTCGTTAGTTGCTAAAAAGTTTATAAACTCTTCTCCAGCATCATCATTGTCTAAAAAATCATTAACTTGTTTTTTATTAACAAAATTAAACTTACCTGTTTCGTATATTCCTAAAGTTTTTTTCTGTGCTTGTGTAAACTCACCAGAACCTTTTACCCCTTGTATACCTTTCTTTTTTAATGATGCAATTAATTCTTCTGACGGTGCTAACAATCTTTTTGATTTAGTTAAGTGTTTAATACCTAATCCAAAATAGTTTGCAGGATCTAAAAACATTACCTTACCCATATCTATTAGTCCTGATACTGCATTAAAACTTCTACTTCCTGGTTCTAGGACTAAGTTTGCAGTAGCACGACCAAGTGATATAGGCATAGCTACATCTCTACCATCTGATCCTCTAGTTGTTATAGTAAATTGTCCTGATTCTTCTTGTGATCTTTGGTCTATATCAGTTATAGGATCTCCAAGATAATCATTAATTTGTTGTGCTGCTCTATCAGGTGCCATACCTTTTTGCACCATATATTGATATTCTTCATAAAATTTAGAGTTAGGATTTTGTGCATCAAACTCATCACTATCAGGTAAAAACCCCTCGCCTAAATTAACACGTTTACCTTGTCTTAAATTATTGACTGCTTGTCTAACTGTTGATTTACCTGACAATGCGTATGCATCTTGAAATGTTAAATTCTCTGCTTGATCTCCAAATGTAGAAGCTATAAAAGAGTTTATAGGTCTATCTACCCAACTTCTATATGCATCTTCTAATCCAAGTAAACCTAATCTAATTCCTGCTTTAAAACCATTACCTACTTTAGATAATATTCCTCTTTGATTGTGTTCAGCAATACGTGAAGCTACTTCTCCTAATACTTCTGATTCTGGTTTTACTTGCAGTAATGTTAAAGCTGATACTACATCAGGAGAAAAATTTGGATATAACCTTGATATTTGTGTAGCACGTGTAGCATCATTTAGAGTAACACGGTCTCTTGTTTGTTTATATTGATTCTGTCTATTATAAATTTCTTCGTATAAATCTCGCTCTTGAGAGGGATTGTCAAAATAAAATACACCCATTATTTATGGTGCAATATCATCAGGACTTTGTTTATAAGCAGAACCTTGGCTCATCAACAATGACAATAATTCATCAGTTGGAAATATATCTGCCATAGCTCTAATAAGCATCATAGAATCATCTTCTAAGTATGACTGTTTAGGTATACCAGTTTCAGTAACTGGCATGTCTGGATAATTTGTAGGTGCTGTTAAATCAAAATCTTCTACTGGATTTATAGCAACAGGTGCATTATCTGCTGGTAACATTCCACTTGTATTAGATGCTTCTGCTGCAACATTTCCTTGTTGTACTTGATTTACTAATGCCGACTCTGCACCCATAGGTGCTTCACTTAACATTTCTCTTGCATCTGTAGCCGTAACGTTTAGATCAGTTCTTTTTGATAAAGCTCCTGGTCCACTTACTGCACCACCTCTTCTACCTTTATTCCTAGAAGATCCATTCGCCATTGTCATCTCCCTCTTCATCTATAATTGGTTTAAATAATATTAAAAATCCTGGTAAAGGTATGATGTCTGGTTCTTGTCCAAACGCATTTAAATTGTTCATCCATACATCACTTAATGTACTTTTGACCATACTATCAAATTCTACTTCAACATACTCTCTATCCAAGAGGACCTCCTCCACCTGGTAATGGACCTCCTCCGCCTGGTAATGGACCTCCTCCGCCTTGTAATAACAATGACCTTATATCTGGTGTAGGTCCTTGTGGCATTGGTGGTTGTCCTGGTATCTGTGCTTGACCTAATTCATCAAGCAATGCTTGTTCATCAGGAGATACTTGTTCCTCTGGTGTGTAAAATTTATCTAATATACTTGACATCTCTGATGGACTCTTTCTTATTTGTACTAATGCCATTGTAGCTTTAGCATCACCTTGTGTCGCTTGAACTTTTAATGTTTCAAACAATACTTGTTCTGCTTCATCTTTAGTAATCCTATTATTTATTTTTTGTAAATTTTCTAATCCATCCATATTTTCTTGTAAAGTTTCTTTATCTATAATTCCTGCTTGCAACAATTGTAAACCAGAAACAATTTTAGTTGGCTCATCAAATCCTGCCATAACACCATATACTCTACGTGTTGCATATTGACCACCTATATCTGTACTTGGTTCATACTGTTCTGAAAAAGCAGCTCCATTTGCATAACCACTAAGTGGTTTCTTTTTATTTTTATTTAAAACTTCATCCATCTCTAAACGTTTAGAATCTATTTCTTCCATTGCTGTTTTTAGTGATAATTGATATTCTCTTACGTTTAAATCAACGGATGACATTAACTCTTGTAAACCTCTACCAGTAACAAATGAATTAGGAGATTGTGCATCATCTGTAACTGGATAACTTGCACCTAATCTTAATTGTCTTTCTAACCTATCTATTTGTTGAAACATTTGATACGGCAAGTTATTAGTTGGTTTTGCAACTTGACTACCTGGAGATAAATAGTTTATAGCAAATCTACCTCTTTTGTAATTTCCTGATTCTATTTCTCCAACAATATTTGTTTCTGTAAATACTGCATCTTCCATAGCTATAATTGATAAAACATTTATTTTTGCCATAGCTGACATAAGTCCTAATACATGATCGTATTGTCCTTGTAGTCTGTCAAAACTAAATCTTTTAGCAATTACAAATCTTGGTCCTGTTTGTAATGGATTAGGTGTAAAATCTAATATTTGTTTAGTAGCTGGTAAATATACATAAGTACCCTCTTCGTTGTAATACTCTATTAACTCTTCACCATCAGAACTATTGTTTTCCCAATTTCTTGAATGAACATCTTTGTACAATCCACCTGTACCACTTACGCCTGTATACGGTGTAGTACCCATATCGTACTCTATTTTTGCTTGTGGATATAATTTTTTAATTACACCAGCAGGAACAACTCTAACAAGAGCTAGTTCATTTGGTTGTTGGTCTGGTCCGTAATAACCAGGAAAGCAATCATAAGGATCTCTTAATTCAGCATGTGGATAAAAATTTCCAAATTGATCTTTTTTGTTTCTTATAATCCATACACAGAATCCATAACCAGGCAACCATCTAGCTGCTTGTGGTAACTGCATGTCAATTTTACTTTTCTTATCATAAGAATGTACAATACGTTCTAGCTTTTCAGATTTCTTTTTAGCTCTTTCGCTATCTTTGTTATTGTATGGATCAACTTTTAAATCTGGAACTCTACCTAGTTTTTGTGCCAGGTGTTCTAATCCTGATTCAATCATATTAGGTATTGGTAAATCTTCATTATAGTTTTCTGAATTAGAACCAAGTAATGCAGCTACACCTTGTGAGCCACCATTAATTATTTTTCTTATTCTACTTCTATATTCCCAATGACCAGTATGTTCGTGTAATCCACGTAAATCGTCCACCCTGTGTGCTAACTGGTCTGATGTTAACGGCATTTATCTATCCCACATTCTTTCGTCATAAGTTGTCATTTTATAATTGCTATATGATGGATTATAGTCATTGTCTACTTCTGATAGTACCAATTTAACGGTCTGGCGTACCCTTTTCATAGGAAACCAACTTGCCATAACTAAGTCTGTTTTACTACTAACCGATTTAGAATTACTTCCGCTAGCACTACTAAAATAAATTAACTGTTGTCTTAGTGTGTTTACTTTACGTTGTGTTAGCGGACTTGCCCATGGTAAGTTTATTTTCTGTTGTTCATACATAGGAACCATGGCAGTAACACCGAATACTGGATCCCATTTGTTTTTATATGTTTGATGTCCCTCTATCCTTACACCATTTGCTCCTGCCCAATTCTTTATTTCTTTATCTTGTCCTATAGCTTTTTGGAATCCGTTTTCTTCTACAATCCAATGTGATAAGAAATATTGTTCATGCCAATCTTTCATAACTTTATGTGCTTTAGATATACCACCGCCTAAGTCATTACGTAAATCTACTAACCATAGTTGTCCAGTTTTTTGATTATATGCCCACAATACAGCAGCTTGATAACCTGTAGATGCTGGATCTAATCCTGCAATCAATGCAGTATGTGGTGGTATGTCTCCTAAGTTCCTGGACCTATCTAAACATCCGTCAATCATTTCTGCACTAAACAATTCCATACCTGCTGGTACAGCTTTATTTAAATACACCATTTCAAATATAGCTCTACCACCTGTAGTTTCTGCTGATGCTAATTGTTCCATTAACCATTTATGAGTACGTTTACCTTTCCATAACATGTGTTCGTCCTGGTCATCTGACTCCTGGTCTAAAGGTATTTCTAAATCGTGCGCACGCTCTACTATTGTTTCCCATGCCTCATTGTTCAGCAATGCGTTATACAGGTCATCTGGATGCTGTCTGGAGCCAATTACGACCATTCCTGTGTGTTCTTCTTTTCTTGACTGCAATGTTGTGGTCCACCAGTTTTTAGTATTTTCTCTAGCACTTGGTTGTACTGTACTACCATGATCTTCAATGTCATCAGATATTATTAAGTCTGCATCCCTGGACAATATCTTTCCGCCTTTACCTACAGCTACTAATGTAGGACTTTTTATACCAGCTACCGTTCTTGTAGCTACAGTAAATTGACTTGTACTCCAAGACTTTCCTGATTTGTTCATAGGTCTAAATCCCTCGTATGATGCAAAGTCTTGTATAAGTTCTTCATTATTTTCTAAATGGTCCAATACAGCACCTACTGCATTCTTAGCTATATCCTCATTACCTCCAACCCACATTATTCTCATGTTTGGATTTTTACATATCATGTATACGCAGAAGTGTGTTAACAAATCTGTTTTGCCATGACGTGGCGGAGACAGTACCATAAGTCTCTTTCCATTTTCTATTGCATCTAATATTGCTGCTATCCATCTTTTTTGGAAACCTGGTGTCTCATACGGTACACCTTGCTCTGTCAAAAAATATTTGTCCCTGAAAGCTACAAAGTCATCTAGCTTGACAGCACTATCCCCCCCATTTTTTTGTAAGGACTCGTGATTTTCTCTTAGTGCTTCGTCTTTTATCCATGCAGACAATGATCTAGTTACAGTAGCTAATGAGCATCCTAGTATGTCAGCTATCTCTTGTTTAGTCTTAGTACCATTCAAAAGGTCGTCAAAAAAATTTTTTTTCTCCATAATGGCATAGTAATTACCTCTACGCTTCTGTATATTTGTATCTACCACTTTCTCTACGTGGTACGTGTCGGTTGTCTTACTAGCCCTGTATGCTCTCTTTTTGATTCTATTAGCACACTTGTCTGAACAATATTTTCTCCTACCATCTGGTAAAATGCGATTGCAGTCGTTAGCTACACAAAACTTGTTTTTCTCTTGTTTTGATTTACTCATCTGTTATAGTGTATCATACAAATACTTTGATTTAGATGGTTAAAGCAACCTAACATGTGTACAAGTAAGTGAGATCGAGACTCAGAAAGTTCCGAATCGGTAGTACGATAAACTAGTAAGGCAAACGGAATACTCAAGGCACCTGACTAAATCCTTGTCAATAGCTCTTTTTTTTATAGCTCGCTACGACTTCAATGGCGGTAGTCCTTACTAGCACTCCTAGTCCTATGTATTTGTCCTGTACTAGCAAGAACTGACCTACTTACATTATAACAGACTAATTACTGACTATAAAAAACATACTAGATATAGTGTATATTTCTGTAAATACTACATGTAGTGTACACTATATATGGTATACTGTCTACTGGGGATGATTGGTAAGTAAAGCTAACAATCAAGTAATAGATTGCCTTTGTACACAGTAGCTTTAAACCTAGGTTCGACTCCTAGCATCTCCACTATATATAGTAGGTCTATACGAAATACCTAGTTACCACCTATACTTTTGGTGATTCATATACATTTACGCAAACGCCAGATTTAAGTGTGGGGGTTGTTAAATTATGCTCCAGAATTTGTAGGTTTTTGAAAGAGTCCTGAAGCTGATGGATCTATATGAATCGATTTGT